CCTAATGACAGAACCCACCGTGAACCCTGTGCCAAGGCACGACAGCACGAAATCTGGATCACCAGACACGGCCGTAGCCGGGTTGAGTGAGGCGAGCGTCGGTGGTACTCCATATTCGATCTCGAATGTGGCACCTTTAGGAATGCTCTTAACAGTAAGTTCCTTGAATAGGACTAACCCATTCGATAACAAATCACTCCCAGCGCCGATATGAGAAGTTGCAAGATGTATATTGAATAGCACACTGGTACCATCCATTAAGCAGAAATAATCATCGTCATAACCAGATGGTGAGGTTATCATCGTAACTTTGGCGAGTATGCCATCTGTAGCGATGATAGTGCCAATTTCTGCTTCAGTGATCGTGGGCATGTTACCACCCCTCCCAGTTCCCAAGACTGATCGCTATACCGTAGGTAAAAGCGTCAAGCAGATCGTCATGGCGATCCTCGACGTCACCTACACGAAAGCCCATAACCTGACCAAGAAGATGGTTCTTGGTTACTTGCTTAAAAGAAATGATGCGATTAAACGCTGTTTCTAGTAGCTTGACTTTGCCACGATAGACATAACCAGAAACGTTCAAAGCACGTTCGGCCTTACCAAGCTGTGTCAGCTTCTGCGGCATCTCGTGAACTTGATAATTGCGACGGCGCGCTTGCTGAAGAAGAATGCTGCCAGAAGCTTTGTCCTCAACAAAGCAACCACGCGATCCTAGCCGTGCTTTGCAGCTTACAGAATACTCTTCGAGATTTCTATAAACCGCAGGCAACCAATATTCAAGAACCGAGCCCTCGATCTGCAGGTATTCATAATCAATAATCTTGAGCCACTTTTCCTCGCCCAGTTGCTCATAGGCCCAGTAGACAACACCTGTTCCGTCGTTCTCTTTACCGGTTTTGACGGCAGTGTCCATCGTAGCGAAAACGTACATGCAGCGTGAAGGGAATGGTTCAGGCTTCCCATCTGTTAGCAAGTTTGCTAACGAAAAGAAGGCTTCACCAGACCAATCTACGAATTCAGCCAAGTACTCTTGTGCGTATACGAGCGGGTGGTTATCCGCTTCAAGTCGAGCCAGCTCGTCCGCGGGTAGGAATGGGTTACTATGGGATGGGGCGTGATATTCTGTGAAACCGTATTGGGGGAGATTGCAGATGCGCCAGAAGAAATTGTCCTCGTTGATTCCGTTGGTGTTGGAGGCGACGATGGCCGCGCCACGGAAATCGAGTAAGGTCGGGCGAATGGCCTTTTCCCAAACAGCCGTTGCATTAGGTTTCGTAAACGCAGCTTCATCGATAATGACAAGGTGGTAATGCCTAGATCGTCCTGCTTTTTCATCTTCTAGGGTCCACAGTTCGATACGTCCGCCGGTGTTGGTGCGCAGAAGACCGAGGTTGCGAGAAGACGATTGAATGGCCGGGGCTAGAGTGACCTCATTCTCGGAATAGGCTTCGGATGCGTAACGATAGTTTGGGACAAACCATCCCACAGAAGCGCCCTTGGCTGCAAGATCGCAGGCCACGGTTTTAAGGAAGACGGTCTTACCCCAACGCCGACCGCAGCGGATTGCACGAAACCGGGCTCTAAGGTTAAACGCCTCAATTTGACCGGGGTGGAGGTCTGGGAGTTCGATATCGTACCCAGACTTTATATCACGTGCAAGAGGTTGATAGTTCATGAGGCATTCACTGTTGCATTCCACAACTTGGCGTGGCAATATGCTTTACAAGGTGCACGGGCACCGAACACAACTTAAAGGAGTTGGCTATGTCAATGTGGGTTCATCTAGATAAAAACATGCGGCCCAGAGGCTACTCTATGCCGTATCAAGAATACATCTCATGGTTTGTGTATGGCTTTCTTGGTATAGCCTATCTGCTATACCAAATGTCTACGATCCTAGCTGTAATCGGTACCACATGGTTAGTAATGTGTGGTGTGAAGTATTTTGTCGATCGTAAAATTGTCAAAGGCACACTGTGCATGTGTTTAGCAATACTTCTAATGAGTGTTGTGTATGATAGCGATGCTTTAGGCTTTCGTAATTGCGCATCAAAAACACAAGAAACAGCTTGTGCTGATTGGCACTGGCATCCTGAACGTAACCAATGGGCTACATCAGAACACAATAACAAAGAAGCAGCCGAATACGAAAAAGGGCAACAAGAAGAAATGCTAGAAGCAGCAAGAAAGAAGAAAAGGGAAGCAGAGGATATAATTAGAAATAAACGACTAGATGCTGAAATAGCAGAATTGGATAAAGAAATTCAGAAAAAACGGGCAGCAGAACTAGCCAAGCTGAAAGCAGAGGGGTATGCCAAATGATGTATACACTCTTACCATGGCTTATTGCTGCTCCATTTATAGCCATGATTATAGCACGATGGCAAAAAGGGCCTGAACCGGGGTCGGGATTACCGGTCCAGGAAAGTCAGGGAGGAACGCCAAACAATGTGCTTCCGTTCATACGTGCAACCCGTGAAGAACGAAACAGGGTTATGGCTCTGCAAGGTCATAAGTGCGCGAACCCATACTGCAACATGGATCTAAGGGGCGGTGCGCCCCATTGGGATCATATTGTACCAAGAGCACGGGGCGGAACAGACAGCTTGCACAACATGCAATGGCTTTGTGATGGATGTAACTTGAGCAAGAGTGCTCAGGATTGGCCGGTGTTTCTAACTCAGTACGCAGCCGGGTTGGGAATAACGCCTGACGTCAACAGCGTGCCGATCCAGCGATGGTTTGCTATGAGGCAGAAGGTGTGCCGCTATTGAGAATGTATTCACAGTTGCGGTCCATAGCCGGTTGTGGCATAATGCTTTACACGTTGCATTATGTGACGTGCCAATACAAAGGAACTTAACTATGGACGAAGTTTGTACATGCACGTTCGTTGCTGCCGGTGAACCGATGCAGAACAACGAGTGCACGGTCCACACCCAACCAAAATATGCCTGTGACGAGTGCGGTTGTGATAACTACCGCCCCAGGAAAGCACCGATACCCGGTGGAGGTTACCGGGGTATGGATCAATGGTTCGCATGTGTTTGCGGACACTTGGCGCAGAGCCACAATTAGCTAACCCGGTTGAATGTACTTTCAGTCGGCTAGCGGCGAGGTCGGTTGCTCCCAGAAAGGTATCCTGCGGATTCAACCGGGTGGTGTGCCTTAGAGGCGCGCCGTCATAGTAACCGTTCAAGGGTACCGATCGCCGCACCACCAGAGGAGTAAGGAACATGAACATAGCACAAGACGAACGTGTGTGTACGATATATCGTAATCACGACCGCACACACAAAGATATCAGCATATTCGAGGCACTCGATGCCTTTAGAATCCATATGTGTGATAGCAAAACCGTCGGTGTGACATTGCTATATAAGGGGTATATCACCCTAGAATGGCACGCCAGTAAAGGTGTCGTCTATCCTAGAAAAGAGTTGGTGTGATGTATACGGTTCAAAACGAAAGGGCAAAGCTATGAACAAGGGAAAACCAACATACTACGACGATAACTATGGCTTCTATGATATAGAGAGCGAAGAGGATGTCACTTTCTATCACGAAACGCAGAGGCAGAGCGTGCAGAAAAAGTGTGCCGGGTGTGGGAGGAGTGTTAAGATAAAGCGTGAATACGCCTATTGCAACACATGCGCGGACAAGCTTGAACGGGGAGGGGACCTTGGCTGACAAGTTCTCGGTCTGCCAGTTTTTCGTAGATGGCAACTACGAATACGTGCGGCGCTACGTCGGAGCTGAGGAAGCTGTCAAAGCGTTCCAGCACTACACAAACTCGGTTGCCGTGAAGATGGGCGTGATTGACCGGGTGATTCTCACCGACGGTGGTGACTGCGTCAACATGGAATGGGTGAAGGGCAAGGGGATCACGTATCCGCCTGAGCTGGTGGGGAGGTAAGAAGATGCCTTGGGGGCCAGGAAAATACGATGATCTATGTACCACTGCGTTTGATGGCGCGAAAATAAAAGGCAGAGGAGGTGTGATCGTTATTGTAATAGATGGGGATAGGGGTAGTGGGTTTTCTGTTCAAGCTGATATTCAAACATTAACAGCACTGCCACTGATTCTAGAAGACGTTGCTAAGGAAATACGTGAAGCTGGTGGTACCGGTTAATCGGGGTCGTGGCCGTTGCCCTTAGCTCGTTCAGCCGGGGTGATGACCTTGGGGGAGTCGTCGACCGAAGCATCACCTGAGGGCATGATGATGTTAGTTCCAGGGAGGGCGGGCAGACCGCCATGGATTCTGATGTTAAGGTTGGCGTTGACATCCTGCGTCTGCTGGGCCAAGCGCGGGTGTTCGTACACAGCGACCGCCTTCGCAGCATCAATCCTGACGGGCATTGGTAGCCGGGGATCCCATACAACTTCGTTCAAAAAGTCTTTGGGCGGAATACCATATTTATCGTATTTGTGCTCAACAACGCCCTTAACGTCAGCATCAGCTGACGTCAAAGGCGTGTATGGAGGAAATTTGGGCATAGGACATGGGCGGGAAGACCTGCCAGCGTGGAAGGTTCCAGGGATAGACGTGGCATAGGCTCTGCGTCCATCAATGGGACAAGGGACATAACACAGTTTGCCGGGTTTGACAAGGGGTATTTTGCAATGGCAAGAAATAAGAGCCGGTGTTTCATTGGTGGAGATATAGGGTGGAGATATATGGGTTATGTGGATAAAATGCCTGAGGCGGTGAGAAAACGATTAGCGAATAGCCGGTATAATATCTGCGCTGCGTGTGTGACTGAAGAAATGAATGGCCGTGATGGTGTGAAAAATGAGGAAGCATGGTTTAAGGTTATAGAGTACTTCGAAAAACGTATAGAGGATGAAGAAGATGAAGGATGATACCGAGCCGGTGCGACGAGCGATGATAGAAAGCGGTCAGCCGCAGAAGGATTTGGAGCAGGTGATGGAGGCGGGAGGGAACCGGTGGGATACACAGGAGTTGCAGCGAGATTTTGAGGTAATCGGGTTCTTAGCACCATATGTAGTGGTGCGAAGGCGGGTGGATGGAGTAAGGGGAACGATGGAGTTTACTCACAGTCCAAGGTGGTATTTTGGGTTTAAGGAGGTAGGGGGGTAGGGCCTTGGATCTCGTCTCATCATTCTGGGATAGAGGGGTCTCACCTTGTCTGGTGGGTGATGAGAGCGAAAATAGAGGATGACTGTGTTTTCTGGTAAGAAAAAGGGTGCGGCATAACACCGCACCCTGTGGTATGGACCTTGATGTGGGGTGCAGGGCCATGGCCCTGCACCATTTTGATTACGCTACAGGCGGGCTAGCAAGGGCCGTGGTAGCGGGCTGATTGGTGCCCGCTACAGGGGTAGCGGCCACGGGCAGCGCCCCAGCCTGCCCGTACAGCGTGCCATTGGCTTGGAGATATACACCGTAGGTGTAGAGCCAAATGAGATGCGCCGTAGCGCCGTAAGTACCGGTTGCCTTGAACCCAGCGGCGACAGCCGCTGTGCAGAACGCCTCGTAAGTGAACGTGCCATTACCGGCCGCCGCCAAGGGTGCAAGGACCTTGGTGTACATGACGTGGCCCGGGGTATTGGGACGCCATGGGTTAGCACCCTGTAGGGTGAGCGTGGTAGCAGGCACGAACAGGTTACCAGTGCGTTGCGCTCGGAGACACAGAGCGTTAGCAATGTGGTGACCGCCCTTGGTGGCAATACCCATCGGCGCTTGGTGCGGTGCTGCCGGGATGGTGACCGGGGTGACCGGGGTGACCGGGGTGACCGGGGGTGCCTTGGGGGCGACAGACTTGGGAGCAACGGACTTGGCGAGCTTTGCAGTGGACTTGGACATGGTATGGTACTTTCAGGTTGTGCCCCTAGGGGGCGGTTGCGCCAGCACCTAGCTGGCATGCATGTAACCTAATGGCATTAGGGCTCGTTGTAAAGCATTTTATGCAGAAGAATTTGCATGGCTGGTATGCGGAAGACGCAGGGTTGCTGAAGTATAGTTGGCACGGTATTTGCTACGCGAGCGCGCGCTCGCGCGTTGTTTAAATGTGACGTGCAAATGCATGGCAGTTATGCTGACATAACTGATATGCAAAGATGAGTTAGCACGAAGATGCATGACTGATATGTTGACATGACAGGGATGCGATTATGGAATGATGGCGGAAAGAAGGCAGACTCTGTCCGCGGATTCTATCCAGCGGATTCTATCCAAAAGATCCTACTGAAAGACTCACAGCGATGGAGAAAGAAAAAGAGCCGACCGGTGAGGGTCGGCTCTTGTACATCAATCCACAACTTCGATATTTGCCGCACCATACTCTTGGCACTGCTTGCACTTAATGCGATGCTTACGCTCAAAGCCCTCGCATATATCGTCTGTGGGCGCGCCATAGGCTGCGGTTAGTGGATCATCAAACAGACTACTGAAGAAGTTGTTGGCGACTTTGCAGTTTGGATCGAGAGGTGCATGATACCGATACATAGCCTGTACTCCTTTGGGTTAGCCCCAAAAACACAATGCCATAGTGATGTGGTCATTGCAAGTGTGATGTGGTCATTTGAACTGATGTCATTTGATAGATTCTACAGAATCTTATCTCTGTACGATTGACTCGGTAGAAAAGAATAAGAGAAAGACGAGCTGACCGGGGGATGGACCCGGCCAACTCGTCAGGGCGATCACTCTACATTAATGAAGCCCTTGGAGTAATCCCACCGAACATCGTTGGCGGCAAGGCTCTTGGGGTTCCCGGCCTTATTCGATTTGTCAATGTATTCGCCTACCGTCATGCCATCTTCGTACAACGCATACCGGATTTGCGAATGGCGCTTCTTAGGGTTTTGAGATGCAGGGATCAGGATCTTGATAACCTGCTCGAGCTTAAAATGTGGCTGCGCAAGATACTTGACAACCGATGGTGTGGACTTACGATCCTTCTTCGGCTTCTTGGGCTTATCGGTGGTTTCAGCCGGTGTGCCTTCTGCAACAGCCTCAACAAGAGCAGCCACCGGATTTGGGGTTGTAGTGACTTCACGCATGTCATCTGTCTTGAGAGCAGGATTGACCGGGGTGGTGGCTTGAGTCGCGGTCTCTTTCGTGGTAATGCGGTCTTGCATTTCTTTCAAACGCTCGGTCTTCGACTTCTTTGCTGTTTTGGTCATTGTCGTGTGCTTTCAGGTTACAGTGGCTTTCGGCGTTATTGCCTGCCACCTGTTCTGTATACCCTACTGAAAGTACTTTGTAAAGCAAGATTGCATCTTATTTTTACAGACCGAGTCAATCCGCCGAATCATATCATTGATGGAATCGTTCGCAATAGATAGAGATGACCGGGGTTGATTAGACCCCGGTCGATCTTTACAGTTGTCGGCGTTCAATCTTAACGTTGATATCGTCTAGATCTGCGCTCGTTTCCATCCACTTCTTGGCGACATGAGCATGATAAGGAGCGAACCTTAATGCTTGATCGCTACAGAGCCTACCTAGAGTACTAACGATCTCTGGAAGACCATAATAGGATACTAACCGGGATAATATTTCTGCATCGTCTGGGTTCATGGTTTCCCTCTGTTTGTCCTCGTTTTGGGCTCGAAGACAGGATGTACGTACGGCGTGCATGCGGCAATGTACATTATGTTTTCTGTTTTTCTAGGTTTTTATACCCAATTTGGTGACATTTTCTATTCATCTACTGAGGTATATGCACTGCACAAATACCTCCGATTTATGATGGTTTTAGGGCTGTTTTGGCCGCTGTTGGCGCAGCCTTCCCGCGATGTCATTTTCGCGGTTGTACGATGTCATTTGACACTTAGAAGAGCAGAATTTCTGCCAAGATCTGCGTGCAAGAAACTGATTCTTGCACTCAGGGCAGGTTCGCGGTTTCATTAGATATCCTGGTTTAGGACGTGATGTCATCTGTTTGGTCCTTTTGGTTGTAGTGGGGCGGTAATGCCATTAACATATGGCGCGCTACTTGGCCAGCCACAAGCCATAAAAACGCACAGGAGCATCGTTTGCGGGCTCTGGAGAGGCAATCTAGGCGCAATAGCGGCTAACGCACCGTAATTTTCGCAAGAGGTACGGTGATTTGGCAGAAGTTCGTATCGACTAATACACGATTGTGGCCTATCAAATGGACAATAATAGCCTGGATATCGGCGACTGGCGTGTGGATTATCACGCGTTTGCCGGGTTTATATGGATTTGCGGCTGTTTTTTCAGTAACCAACTGGTTGAGTGACTCCATTATACGGAGTTTGTCTATGATGTCATTCGGTACAAGAGCGATATTCGGTCCAAATCTAACGTAATACGCGCGTGGGTGTGTGGATACGAGACTGCGGGGGTGGGTTGCTGAATCTGGTCTGGCGAAGATATAACCGGGGTAGACTGGGGTGGGGATTGATATCGGTCTACGCATTCCGTGTGGGCGGGAAAGACGTCCGTATTGTGGGTAGTAAATTTCGGTCGCCGGGAAGTGCTCTGCGATGTGTTTTGTGTACCGGTGTTGTTGGGCGGTGTTGCAGTGTAGTAGGAACCAAAACATGGTTCGACCTCTTTTCAAACGAGGGCGGCTGCACACATGTGTGGCCGCGGGGGAGAGCAGGCGCATGTACTTTCTGTACTTCCTGCACATACATGCGTGCGCATATAAAGGCGTTCAAGGTTGAACTGCATGTACGCATGGATGTACACTGTACACGGTTTATTGGGAAAACCAGACAAAACCAGTACAAACCATGTACATCCACGCACAACCTGGTATACCAGGATTTGCAACTTATTATACATCCTCTAATCCTTATTTTGATGTTGTTCTGTACAATCATCTACAAATACTTCAGTTGCATCTGGGTTTAA